CTGCGAGGGGCAGGCGATACCCGGATCGACTTCGCCAACGGGTCGAGTTGGCAGGCCTTGCCGCCGACTGGGGCGGCGTTCCGGAGTGACGCGTTCGACGACGTCCTGTGCGACGAGGGCGGGGAGATCGACGCCGAGACCGCGGAGGACCTGCTGTCGGGCCTGATCTCGACCATGGACACCCGTCCGCGGGCGCAGTTCGTGATCGCCGGGACTCCCGGGGTGGCACGCTCGGGGCTGCTGTGGACGGGGCTGGAGTGGCTGCGGACCGGCCGCCGGCGTACGGGCGGGGTGGTCTACGAGGCTCCTGACCGCTCGACCTTCATCGACTCCGAGACCGGTGAAGTGAACTGGCAGCTGCTGCTGGGCGTACACCCGGGGATCTCGTGCGGCCTGACCGACGTGGAGACCATCGTCGAGAACATCGAGGCGCTGGGCCTGGAGAAGTGGCAGCGCGAGTACCTGTGCCTGTGGCCGCTGAACGTCGGCGTCTGCGCCCTCGACGTGGCGGCGTGGACCGACTGCCTGGCCGAGGACGAGCCAGATCGGCCGGAGAACGCCGTGGCGGGGTGGGCGGTCGACAAGGACGGCACCAGCTCCGCGATCGTGGCGGCGTGGCGGGACGCCGAGGGTCGGGCGTGCTTCGAGGTGCTCGCGTTCGGTGAGGGCTACGACTGGGTGCCTGCGGAGGCCAAGCGGGTGCAGGAGCAGCATCGCGGCGCGCTGCCGTACGACGCGATCGGTCCGGCGATCGAGGTGGCCGACACCATGTCCCGGCCGCCATACCGGGTGCGAACGACGGTGGTGCCGTTCAAGGACCAGGTCGGCTCGCACGCCCGGCTCGACAAGGAGATCGGCAAGCGCAACGTCGTGCACTACGGCAACCCTGAGTTGACCGATGCCGTCGAGAGCAGCGCGTGGCGCCCGGCAGGCGGCGCCCGGATGTTCCTGTCCCGGCCTGGCTCGTGCACCCTCACCGCTGCCGCGACGGCACTGTGGGAGTACGACAAGCGCAACCGTACGGGCGGCCGACGGCGTGCGATCACGGGGACTGACCTCGAGCGGAAGCTCCGGGAGCGCGGCGCGGCCTGAGGAGACGACACGCCGATTCGGAAACGCCGAACAGTCGACTTCTCCGGAGACTCTAATCGTGGGTCTTCTCGAACGGTGGTTCGGCAGCGAGCGCGCTGTCCAGTTCGTGCTGTCCGATCCTCGCGCAGGCATGGGTTCACCATGGGCGACCCACCCGCTGGCGAAGGTCGTGATCGACGACCTGATGGGCATCGAGGCCCCGGACATCGGCCGCGGAGACCTCATGCAGATCCCGCCTTACGTCCGCGGACGCGGGCTGATCGTGGGCACTCTGGGCAAGTACCCGTTGACCCTGTGGGAGCCGAACCCGGCCGACCCGTCCGGTGACTCGGATGTTCAGCTGCCGACGCCGGCGTGGATGACCTCGACGAGTCTGGGCCAGTCGCCCCGCATGCGGATGATCGGCACCCTCGACGACCTGATCGCCTATGGCCTGTCGGTCTGGGCAGTGGAACGGAACAGCGACAACCTCGTGCAGGACGCCGCCCGGGTGCAGCCGGAGGACTGGGACATCGACCCCGACAGCCTCGGCGTGCTGGTGAACGGGATCCCCGCCGACCCGAACGAGTACATCGTGATCGAGGGCGCGCAGGAGGGCGCCGTCTCCCTGGCCCGGAACCTGGCGCTGGCGTCGAAGAACCTGGACGCCGCATGGTCGGATCGCACCAAGACGACCGCGCCGGTGCTGACCGTGAAGCAGACCGACGCGAACACTCAGCTCGACGATGATGAGGTCGACGACCTGGTGATCGACGTGGAGACGGCCCGCCGCCGGCACGGCACGATCCCGGTCCCGTTCGGCTTCGAGGTGGACGAGCTGGGCGCCCAGGCGCCGACCGAGCTGTTCGTGCAGGGAGACAACAAGAACCGGCTCAACTGGGCGAACATCCTGCAGATCCCGGGCACCCTGCTGGATGGCTCGACCGCGACCGCCTCGCTGACCTACAGCACGCAGGAGGGGCGTCGCAACGAGTTCGTGGACTACTCGTTGAGCTTCTGGACGACCCCGATCGAGGCGCGCCTGAGCCAGGACGACATGACCCCGCCGGGCACCTACGCCCGGTTCGACATCCGTTGGCTGACCAACCCGACCCAGGCCGGCCTGTCGCCGGCACAGGAGGACTGACCGGTGGACTGGCTGGCGGACATGAAGGCGATCGAGCGGATCTCGGGGTCCTGCGTCCACAAGTTCCCGGGCACGGCGGACATCGGGGATTGGCGTGAAGCGTTCAACGTTGCTCGCAGCGCGGTCCTGGAGAAGGTAGCGGAGGCGATCGCAGCTGGCGATGACGTCACGGGCGACGACCTGTACCGGGCTGGCTACAAAGCCCTCAGCCGCAATGTGGCTGAGAAGAAGCGACGCCTGAAGATGTACCTGATCCCGCCGGCCATGGACAGTGCCGAGGAACGAACGATCGAACGACTCGCGCTGGCCGAAGTGCTCGGGACGCTCCCGTCGAAGGATCAGGAGGTCATCCTCACCTTCGCCTACTACGACCGTGACACTCGCGCCGCCGCGGCGTACATGGGTGTCAGTCGCGAGTACTTCGTGGAGCTCCTCCGGAGGGCGCGGTTGAGGTTCTTCGATGCCTGGTTCGACTGGGAGCAGCCGCCCGCCTTGCCGATGGTGCGGAAGTTCAAGCTGTCGTCCCACTGCGGGAAAGGCCACGAGTTCACCTCGGAGAACACCGGGTACCACCGCGGCGCCAACAGCACCGTAAGGAACGTGCGCTTCTGCCTGACCTGTGCCGGGGAGAACGCACTTCGCCGCCGCGAGAGAGAAAAGGATCTGATCGCATGACAAAGCTCACCCTGTACGTGCCCCGGCTCGTGGCCTCGCTGGAGGACCGCACCCTGAAGGGTCTGCTGCTCCCCTTCGGTGAGCCGGGGCAGACCAACCTTGGCCGGCTCACCGCGTCGAAGGAGTCGAAGCTGGACGTGGCCAACCAGGTCGTCCTCAACGTCCAGCACGACCGGAAGCGCCCGATCGGCAAGGCGATGACCTTGACGCCGACGGACGCCGGCATGGAAGCCAGCTTCCACGTGCTGGAGACCCGTGACGGCGACGACGCGCTGCTGGAGGCTTCTGAGGGTGTCCGGGCGGCGCTGAGCGTCGAGATCGAACCGATCGTGGTCCGCAACGGCCAGATCGTGTCCGGCACCATCACCGGAGCTGGTCTCGTGTCCGAGCCCGCTTTCCCGTCCGCCCGCCTCGCGGCCGAGGATGCCGCCGTCGTCCCCGACATGGGCGACACCCCCGACTTCCAGACCGTGTACGAGGGCGACCTCGTTCCGGCCGTCACCCTCGACGGCGACCCCATCGCCGACGTCTCCAAGGTCACCGTCTCCGAGAAGACGATCGATATCACCACCACGACCACGGACGCGCCGCCCGACGCGTCCGCAACCAAGGAGGAACCCACCATGGCCGCTGCTGCCACCGTGACCAGTGCCGCGCTGGCGGCTTCGAAGGTCACTCCCAAGAAGGACGGCCCGTCCGCCCTCCAGAAGCTGTACGCCACGCTCGCCGACGCCGCCCCGCAGGGCCAGAACCGGCTGACCGCCGCGTTGGCCGACGTCGTGCCCGCCGACATCCTCGGCATCGATCAGGGCCAGTACGTGGGCGAGTTGTGGGCGGGCAACGCCTACGAGCGTCGCATCGTGCCGCTCTACAACCACGCGACCCTGACCAGCTTCAAGGTCAAGGGCTGGCAGTGGGTCACCAAGCCCGAGGTGGCCGACTACGCGGGCAACAAGACCGCCGTCCCGTCCGCCGAGATCGAGACCGAGCCGGTCGAGATCGACGCCTACCGGCTGGCCGGCGCCCACAACATCGACCGGAAGTTCCGCGACTTCGGGGACACCGAGTTCTGGGACGCCTACTACCGGGCCATGTCCGAGTCCACCTCGAAGAAGTCGGACGTGAAGGTCCGTGGCCTGGTGGCCGCGGGCGCCACGCAGGTGCACCTCCTGGACGCCGCGATGACCTCGGGCGTCCCCCAGGCCCTCAACCTGATGGTCAAGGGCATCCTGAAGATCGTCAACGATCTGGAGACCCTGCCGGATCACGCGCTGGTCGAGACCGACGTTTACGAGCCGCTGCTCTACACGAAGGAGCAGGACACGTTGGCGTACTTGAACGCGGCGCTGGGCTTCAAGGACGGCACCCTCGGGTCCTTCCGCATCCTTCCCGTTCCGGTCGGCTCCCTGACCGTCGACCAGACCACCGACTTCGTCGGCAAGGTGATGGTCGGCTGCAAGGACGCCGTCACCGTCCACGAACTCGGCGGTGAGGCCCCGATCCGCGTCGAGGCCCCGAACATCGCCCTTGGTGGCGTGGACTCAGGCGTCTTCTACTACGGCGCGGTGAACATCCACTCCGCCGACGGCCTGGTGCTGTACGACGCTCCGACCGCGAGCTGACCGGACAACTCGCATGGGCTGGATCGTCAACACCCAAGATCCCCGGGTCACCCAGTTGTGGCCCGGGGTGGGCGACGGCCTCGAAGCCGACGACCTCCTGTTCTTCGTGTTCAAGGTCGCCCGAATCCAGTGCGAACGGTTCGCCCCTGCCCTCCCGGAAGGCGCCGCCGTGCCCGAGAACTACGTGGCCGCCCAGGTCATGCAGGCCCGGGCGCTGGTGCGCGCTGGGATCACCGGATCCGGTGACCAGTCCGGCGGCTACGGCGAGACGGTGGCCGTCTTCCCGATGGACTGGACCGTCAAGAACCTGCTCCGGCCCCGCCGCGGCCGTCCGTACTTCGGAGGGGTGAGGCCGTGAGCGCCCGCGCAGCCCTCGAAGAGGCACTCAAGGCCGGCCTGCTGGGCTGGCAGGTCGTGTCCGGACGGCAACTGGACGTCGTCAGGAAGCCCGGGGCCGTGCTGCTGGCCCCCGTCAAGAAGGCCAGGGTGCCCGCACTCGGGCTCGGATGGTTCACCGAGACGGTAGCTCTCTGGGTCCTGACCGCATCCGAGGGACCGGCGGTTGAGGATGACCTGGACGCGCTTCTCCTGGAGGTGCTCGAGGTGCTGGAGCCTCTGGAGTGGGCCACGTGGGACGAGGCAGAGCGCCTCGTCCTGGAGGACACGTTCCACGGCTACAAGCTCACGATTTCGGCCACGGTCCAGCTCGTGGCCTACCCCGAACCGCCACCCGAACCCGAACCCGAACCCGAAGAGGAGAACTAAGCCATGGCTGTTGTAGCCCATCCGGTGACCACGCCCCTGACCTTCAAGGTGGCGACCCTTACCGCCGCCGTCGTCGGCGCGACCGACACCGACACCCTGACCCCGCAGGTCTCCGAGATCACGTTCACCCCGAGCACGCAGAGCGGCTCGTGGGTCGGCGTGTCCGGAAACGTCGTCGCGGACCAGGCGATCGCTACCTGGGCGATGACGCTCGGCATGATCCAGGACGTGGCCGCCACGGGCATGCTTCGCTGGCTGCTCGCCAACGAGGGTAAGAAGGCTGTATTCACGGCCCTGCTGACCACCGGTGTGACTGCCACGATCACCGCGACGATCAGCCCCGCCCAGATCGGTGGTGGCGTGACCCCGGGCCCGCTCAGCTCCACTGTGACGCTGGCCTGCGACGGCAAGCCCGTCTTCAGCTGACCCGCCCGGCGGGCGTCAATCATGCGTTGACGCCCGCCGCGAGAGGACAACCGTGATCAAGATCAGCGCCCACGACGCGCCCGCCGAACTGCGGGCGGTCGCGCTGGCGCTGCGGGCTGCCACCAAGGACGTCCGCACCGATGCCAACCAGCGGATGCGGGCCACCATGAACCCTGCCTGGCGGTCCGAGGTCACCCAGCATCTGACCGGCGCCGGCCGCCTCGAGGGACGTCTCCTGACCGCCGGCGCCCGGGTCGCCGCCGGGAACCCGCCCACGCTGGTTGCTGCGAACTCCAAGCGTGCCGTGGGGCGGGGCGTGCTGACGCCTTCGGTGGACTGGCCGATCTACGAGTTCGGCGCCAAGGGCGACAAGCTCTCCAAGATGAAGTCTCCGAAGGGCAAGGTGTACGGCCGGCATACCCGCCGCGGCCTGCCTGCCTTCAAGGCGTCCGGGCGGCGTTCTACGCGCAGTCCGTGATCCGGGCCTACATGGACGCGCTCGACGGGAAGCGGGCCTGAGATGCCGTTCAAGTGGTCGCTGATGGCGGACGTGTCGTCGGTGGTGAAGGCCGGGACGGATGTCGAGAAGGTCCTCACCGAGATGGGCGACAGCCTCGACCAGCTCGGCTCCGAGACCGCCGCGACGTCGGACGCCGCCGCCGGCAAGCTCGAGAGCGAGTTCAAACGGGCTTTCGACAAGGTCCAGTCCGACGCGAAGCAGACCGGCGACTCGGTCGGCACCCGGGTCAAGGAAGGCACCGACAAGGCCTCGGAGGGGACGACCGCGCTGAAGGAGAATGCGGCCAGCAACGCGAAGGAGATCGCCGCCAGCTTCGACGGCTCGGCGCAGTCGATCGCGGACGGCTTCCAGGGCCTCGCGGCAGAGGCGTTCGAGGGGTTCGGGCCTGCCGGTGTGGCTGCCGGGGTGGCTGCCGCGGTCGGGCTCGGTGCCGCCGCCGCGGCGCTCCAGCAGGCAGCCGAGGACGCTCAGGAGGCCGTCGACACCACCCACGACCTGGCCGACGCGCTGCGGGAGACCGGCGGCGCCGCGTCTCAGGTGGCCGACTCGATGAAGGACATCGTCGATGAGAAGCAGTGGTTCGAGTACTGGCAGAACCTGCCGGTGGACCGGCTGCACTCCTACGCCGACGCGGTCCGTCTGGCCGGGGTGTCGTGGGACGACATGCGGCTTGCCGCGATGGGCAACGAGGACGCGCTCGGCCGGGTCAACACGCAACTGGAGACCGCGAAGAACACGACGAAGGACTTCTACGACCTCCAGACGCTGACCACCGCGAAGGACTCGATCGACAAGCAGGCGGAGGCCTACCGCAACGCCACCGAGTGGAACAAGGCCTACGCCTCCTCGGGGATCGAGGCGCAGGAGAAGGTCGAGGAGGCCCAGCAGCACGCCTCTGACGTGGCCGCCGATTGGGCGCAGTCGCTGAACGACCACCTGAACGTTGCCGCGGACGGCCTGGACCAGTTCGTGAAGGACGGCAAGCTCAACCTGAACGAGTGGGCGGCCGAGGTCAAGCGGCGGACGAAAGAGGTCGCCACCGTCGAGGACTTCAAGGTCGACGTATTCCCGAAGCTCTCACCGCAGGCGCAGGAGGAGTTCGCGAAGCTGCCGGTCGAGACGCAGGCCCAGATCGCCGAGGCCTACAAGAAGAACCCCAAGAAGGTCGAGGCCATCCTCAAGGCCCAGGCGAAGCTAGAGGTCGACGCCAAGGACACCCACGTCGATCCAGTGAACATCCCGACCAAGGTCGACACCTCCGCAGCTGCTGCGCAGGCCGAAGCTGCCGCCACCGCTGCGCAGCATGAGGCTGACCGCGCCGGAAACGCGATCGAGCTACGCACCAAGATCGACCGCGAAGCCCTGCAACGCCAGGTGAACCGTGCCGCTGCGGGAATCACGGCACCGACGATCTACGTCAACGTCAAGACCCGCAAGGAGATCCCGTGACCGCCAGCCTCACGAACGGCACCACGACCGTCGTGGTGGCCGACATCCTCGCCGCACCGCTGAGCCGGCCCCTGCGCCGCGACGTCCTCGACCAGACCAACGCCGCCGCTCCCAAGATCAACGCCGGCACCCCCGGCAAGCTCGCCGGGACGATCACCTACCTCTGCGACACCCTCGCCTCCGCGCTCGCCCTGGACGCGCTCTACCAGAGCGCCGCGACCATCACCTTGACCAGCGACGCCGGAGCGCCGCTCAACGGCCTGCAGCACGTCGCTGTGGGCGATCTCCGCTACAACGCCGAACGCGGCCTGCCCGGCCGGCCGTCGAAATGGACCATCACCGTCGAGATTAGGGAGCTGTAACCATGCCCGTCACCCCGTGGGCCGCCGACTCACTCACCCACGTCCAGAGCCCCGTTGTCGAGCACACCTGGACCGTCTACGACGACTCTGCCGCCTCCCCGGTCGCGGTCCCTGGCGCCCGCAATGTCAAGGTGACCCTTGACCGCGGCAAGGTGCCGTTCGGGGAACTCACCTTCGACGTGCCGCTGTTGGCCCGTAGCAGCGATCACACCTACGACATCCCCTACTCCCCGCACTACCGGGTCGACGCCGGCTACATCCGCGACGGCGTCCCGGACACGCACCCGATCCTGCGGGCCTACCTCACGAACACCGAACTCGTATTCACCCCCGCTGGGCCGATGCGGCGGATCACGGCGCAGACGATCGACACCGTCCACGAGTTCCCCTCGAACCGCTCCTACAAGGTCTCCGACAGCTTCACCCGGGTGAAGCAGGTCACCGACGCGATCAACGCCTCCAGCACGCCGTGGTGGCGGCTGATCAACCTGACCGAGGAAGCCGGGCTGCCCGCCCCGACGTCCGCGCAGCTGTCGGTGTTCCGGAACCTCAACCTCGACGTCGGGGACACCGTGGGCGACTTCCTGCGCTCCATGGCCGCCAGCCTCGGCCAGTGGATCAGGCCCGACCACCGCGCCACCCCCGTCACGAGCCTGATTATCGGCCCGCCCCGGGTCGACGCCAGCGCCG